ATCGTCGGCTAACGCACAGTGGGCGGCTTAAAACGCCGCCCACACCCCTTTGGAGGCTTCTATGCCCAACGACAAGTCAGTAGGGATCGCGTTCTCCGACCCGGCGCTAGTTGCCGGGACGACAATTGACGGCGCGGTCATCAACGGCGGGACCATCGGCGCTACTACGCCCATGCCCGTCACAGCCACTACCTTCACAGCCACTAGCGTCACAGTCAATACCCTTTCAGGCGCACGTACTACGGTTGCTGCGCTGGGTACGGACAACACCAACGCCGGGACTATCCCGGTAGGTTCGTTCCTGTGTACTGTTACGGCGGGTGACGCCACCAAAGGCGTCATTCTTCCCGCTATGCGAGACGGGCAATCCATCACCGTCAAAAACAACGCAGCAGCGGTTCTAAAAGTCTATCCGTTCTCTGGCGCAGCCATCAACGGCCTGACTGCTACCACGGGTTCGCTTAACATGGCGGCTAACACCATCGCCACGTTCTTCCGTGACTCATCCACCCAAATCTGGTCCTCGCCGCTCCTGCCGTCGTAACCAAGTACCTAACCCCGCGGCTCACGCCGCGGGGCCACTTGCAACCCTTGAAAGGTGAGCCATGCCTGCGATTTACCTGTCACACCCCGTCCACGGCACAAAAGTTGCCACCATGGAGCAAGAGGCGCAGTACGATGAGGGACGTGGCTGGACGCGCTATTCTGTTGACGCTCCTGAGCCCGCTCCTGTTGCTGCTCCTAGTGTGGAGCCGGAACCTGAAGCTGCGCCGCTAGCGTACGTTGTAACTGCCAACAACGGCATGCAACCTGAAAACGCAATGCCCAAGCCGCGCCGCGCGCGCAAGCCCGCGGCTGAATAATGGTCACCGCAAGCAACCTCATCAACGGCGCGCTCAGGCTCATCGGCCAGCTTGCCGAAGGCGAAGTGCCGTCAGCCGAGACATCCAACGACGCGCTCGTTGCGATGAACCAGATGCTCGACTCGTGGAGCCTTGAGCGTCTGGCGGTCTACGCCACCCAGACTCAGACGTTCAGCTGGCCTGCGAACCAAGCCACTCGTACGCTAGGCCCCACCGGCAACTTCGTCGGCACGCGCCCCATCCAGCTTGACGACTCGACCTACTTCACGGACAGCAACAACCTGTCGTTCCCGGTCGCGCTGATCAACGAGGCGCAGTACAACAGCATCGCGCTGAAGGCCACCACAAGCTCGTACCCGCAAGTCCTGTACGCGAGCGAGACGTACCCCGACATTACCATGACCGTGTACCCGGTGCCGACGCAGGCGCTCACATGGCGCTTCGTGTCTGTGCAGCCGCTGGCCCAACCGGCGTTGCTTGCCACCGACTTGGCGTTCCCGCCCGGCTACCTGCGCGCGTTCCGCTACAACCTCGCGTGCGAGCTTGCCCCTGAGTTCGGCGTGGAGCCCAGCCCACGCGTCATCAGGATCGCCGACGTCAGCAAGCGAAACCTCAAGCGCATCAACAACCCGCTCGACGTCATGTCTGTTCCCGGCGCGCTGGCGGGCGTCCGCGGCGCGCGGTTCAACATCTACACGAACCAGTAGGGCGACATGCTAGCGAGCCCCATCCTCGGACAGAGCTACGTGGCCCGGTCGGTCAACGCCGCCAACAACCGGCTCGTGAACCTGTTCCCCGAAGTGCTGGACGCTGGCAAGACCACCGCGTATTTCCAGCGTACGCCGGGGCTGCGGCGTCTCCAGACCATCGGCACAGGCCCCATCCGGGGCCAGTGGACCAACTCGCGCGACCGCACCAAGTGCTACATCGTGTCGGGCACGCAGGCGTATATGATCACCGGCCCGACGGCGACACCCACGTTGCTGGGGACCGTGACCGGCTCGGGGCCGGTCTCCATCGCCGACAACGGCAACCAGATTTTCTTCGCCTGTGACCCTGACGGGTTCATCTACAATCAGACCACCGGCGTATTCGCCCAGATCACAGACCCCGACTTCCCGGGCGCGAACAGCGTCGGGTTCATCGACGGGTTCTTCGTGTTCACCGTGCCGAACAGCCAGATGTTCTTCGTGACCGCGCTCAACGACGGCACAAACGTGGACGCGCTCGATTTTGCCAGCGCCGAGGGCTCGCCGGACGGGCTGCGCGGCCTGATCGTCAGCAACCTAGAAGTCTGGCTGATGGGTCTCAACTCGGTCGAAGTCTGGTACAACGCGGGCCTGCCTGACTTCCCGCTGGCGCGCATCCAAGGCGCGTTCAACGAGATTGGCTGCGCGGCTACATACACGCTGGCCAAAACCACCGGTGGTATTTTCTGGCTCGGCTCCGATGCGCGCGGCGCGGGCATGGTCTACAAGTCCAACGGCTACCAAGCGCGCCGGGTCTCGACCCACGCGATTGAATGGCAAATTCAATCGTACGGCGACATCTCGGACGCGCTGGGGTACACATACCAACAGGACGGCCACTCGTTCTATGTGCTCACGTTCCCGTCGGCCAACGACGGCCGTGGCGCGACGTGGTGCTACGACGAGACGGCCGACGCGTGGCACGAGCGCGAAAGCTGGGACAGCGCGCTGGGCGTTCCGATCCGGCACAGGTCCAATTGCCAGACTTACTTCAGCGGTCTCACCGTCGTGGGCGACTACGAGGACGGGCGTATCTATCACCTTGACCCCGAGACCTACGACGACGATGGCGCGCCGTCGCGCTGGCTCAGGTCGTGGCGGGCGCTCCCCACGGGCGCGAACGATCTCTTGCGTACGGCACAACACTCGCTAAAGCTCGATTTCCAGACCGGCGTCGGCTTGGCGGGCGTCGACCCGCACGACCCGATTGACTCGCTGCTTCTCACTGAAAGCAGCGATTTTATCATCACGGAGACAGGCGACGACTTCATTCTGGTCACCAGCGCGACTGTCGTCGGGGCCAACCCCCGCGTCATGCTGCGCTGGTCTGACGACGGCGGGCATACGTGGTCCAACGAGCACCACGCGTCGCTCGGCCGGATCGGCGAGACCGGCAACGAAGTGACCTTCCGACGCCTCGGCATGACCATGAAGCTGCGTGACAGGGTCTACGAAGTGTCCGGCAGCGACCCGGTCAAGATCGCCCTGATGGGCGCGCTGCTAGACGTGAAGAAGACCGATGCCTAACGTCTCGCAAATCCCCCTGAACAAAGTACCCTTTCTGGACGAGCGCAACCCATCGCTCGTGTCGCGCGAATGGTATAGGTTCCTCAACAACCTGTTCACCCTGACGGGCTCGGGCAGCACCGACGTCTCGCTGCAGGACGTGCAGATCGGTCCTGAGCCGATCTACCCTGACGCGATGGCGGTCTCCGACGCGGTCCTGCAGGCGCTCCAAGCCGCCCCGACGTACGCACCCCACACGAGCGCGAGCCGCGTGGGAGCCTTTTACGACACGACGAACCAGACGGCCGCGGTGATCAACACGCGCTATCTGGCGACTTTCAACACAACAAACATCGCGCAAGGTGTTGTGCTGGGCTCTCCAACGTCGCGGATGACGGTGCTGGCCCCGGGAATATACAGTTTCGCAGTCACGCTGCAGTGCGGTCGCCCGGCAGGCCCCGGGGGCGACATAAGGGCTTGGTTACGCAAAAACGGAACTACGGACCTACCCGGCAGCGGGATAGTCCAGCACATGTCCGGGTCAGTGCCAGAGACTAGCGTAGCGTTTGTTTACATGGTATCTTTGGCCGCTAACGATTATGTAGAGGTTGCATGGGCTACGACCCAAATCAACCTGCAACTTGAAGCCTTTACTGCTTCGGCTCCGTACCCCCTAATTCCGTCGGTACACGTCAACGTACACAACCTGACAGGGTAAACCCTATGGCAACTATCAGCCCGGTTCCTAAGCTGCAGTTTTTCGACCAGAACGGCAACCCGCTGGCTGGTGGCAAAGTCTATACGTACGAGGCTGGCACCACCAACCTCCGTACGACATACACGACCGCGGCCGAGACGACCCCCAACACCAACCCGATCACGCTGGACGCCAGCGGCCAAGCAGACATTTTTCTGCAGGCCGGGCTCGGCTACAAGTTCCTCCTGCAGAACTCGCTGCTGACCGAAATCTGGACCGTCGACAACGTGACTGCTGCCGGGACCATGTCGCTGCAGAACGCCAGCGCCGTCGCGATCACGGGCGGCACCATGTCGGGTGTCACCATCACGGGTGGCTCGTTCGCGGGCAACGCGCTCAACGTTACCGGCGTGGTCGCGCTTGCCAACGGCGGCACCGGCCAGACAACTGCAGCTGCGGCGCGCACGGCGCTCGGCGCAGCCGCTGCGGGGGCTAACACCGACATAACCTCTGTGGCGGCTAGCACGACCATCAACGGGCACGTCATCGGCTACCTGAACATCCCACCTAACGTTAAGACCGGAGCGCACGTTGTAGCGGCCGCGGACGCCGGGCACTGCATCGACATCACGACCGGGGGCGTCACCATCCCGGCCAACGCCACGCTGGCGCTGGCCATCGGGTTCACTTTCTCTGTGTACAACAACAGCGGCTCCAGCCAGACCATCGCCATCACGACCGACACGATGCGCCTCGCGGGCACATCTACAACCGGCACGCGTACGCTGGCGCAGCGCGGCTGGGCGACGGCTCGCAAGGTGGCGGCTACCGAGTGGGTCATTACGGGTGCGGGGCTCTCATAATGTCAGGTATCATGCTGGCATGTGTGGCGGCGACAGGCGGGTCGGGTAGCTCGCCGTCCCTGACGCTGCCCGTCGGGGTGTACGTCTACGACATGCAGCCCGCGCCGGGCTTCGCGCAGGCGCAGCTTTCGCTGACTAACGCCGGGCTCGTCACGGCGCTGACCAGCACCGGTTCATACAACGAAGACCCGTGGCTCGTGCCGGGCACGGATGCAGCCAGCTACGAAGTCTACGCTACGCTGGTCTCGGGCGCGCTCACGTCGGGTACGACAGGCTCGTGGCTGGGTCTAGGCACAACTCGTACGTGGGACGTGTCGAACACTTACTTGGGTTCTGACGGGGTAGAGCTATACGCCGTGTTCAACTTGCAAATCCGCGCCGTAGGCGGCTCAACTATCCTCGCCACCGGCGACGTCTACCTGACCGCAACCGTGGGGCTTGATCTGCGATGACCGTAACCGTCAAGAACCTTGTTAATCCTGTGAACGTTGCCGCTACGGCGACGGCGCAGTACACGGCCGTCAACTTGACGGCCATCATTGACAAGTGTACGATAGTGAACTACGGAACCAGTGCGGCTACCATCAGCATTTACCTGCCTGCGTCTGGATCATCGGCGGCGAGTAACAATCTCGTGTTGCAGAACAAGACGCTACAGCCAGCCGAGACCTACACCTGCCCCGAAGTGGTCGGGCATGTGGTCCCCTCGGGCGGGTCCATCGTGACGGTGGCGAGTGCGGCGCTGGCAATCGCGCTCCGTGTGAGCGGCAGGGAGGTTACCTAATGGAGATTGATCTCCCGGTTGAAGAGTTCCGCGCAAACATGTTCGCGCTCAAGGACTCGCTTCTGCCGTACAACAGCCCTGCGCACTTCCCGGTCACGCAGCACTTCGCCCCCGGCGTCTACGGCCGCGAGGTTCTCCTGCCAGCAGGTACGCTCGCCATCGGCAAGATACACAAGACCGGCCACATCAGCGTCATCAGCAAAGGCCGGGGCTCGTTCATCACCGAGAACGGCCGCGTAGCTTTTGAAGCGCCCTACACGTTTGTTTCTGCGCCGGGCGTCATGCGCGCCGTGCAGGCCGACACTGACGTTATCTGGACAACGTTCCACGCCACGGACGCTGTGGGGACGCCTGACGAGATGCGCGCGATCCTGACGGTTGAGCGGTTCGAAGACCTGCCCGCGGTAGGCCACAATCGTACGGAGGTCTCCCAATGAGCATGCTATGGACCGGCGTAGCCATCGCGGGCGGCTCGGTTGCGTCGGGCCTGATCGGCGCGAACGCCAGCAAGCAGGCGTCGAAAGCGCAGATTGCGGCCACCGAGAAAGCCAACGCGACTGAGCGCGAGATTTTCCAAGAGCAGACCCGTCTGCAAGAGCCCTTCCGGCAGGCCGAGATGGCCAAGCAGGCGGCGCTCATGCAGCGCCTCGGCATTGGGGGTGACACAGGCGCAGGGCCGTACGGCGACCTTTCCAGTGGGTTCATGCCCGCCAACTACATGACCGAGATGGACCCGGGGTACAACTTCCGGTTCGACGAAGGTATGAAGGCGCTAGAGCGCAAGATGTCTGCCAGCGGCATGACACAGTCAGGCGCAGCGCAAAAAGCTGCCGTACGCTACGGTCAGGACTACGCCAGCAACGAGTTCATGAACGCGTTCCAGCGTTACCAGACCGGCCGCAACGCGACGCTCAACCCGCTGATGGGCGGCTCGGCGTCCACAAACTTCCTGAGCGGCGCGCTCGGCAGCATGGGTGGCCGGATCGCAGAGAACCAGATCGGCGCGGGCAACGCGCAGGCGGCGGGCTACGTCGGCGGAGCGAACGCGTGGAGCAACGCCATCACGGGCGGGCTTGGCGCGTTCATGGGTGCGAACGCAATGAACCAGTATATGGCGACCCCCAGCGTAACCCCTGTGGCCACGCAGTTCCCGGGCTCACCTGCGCCGTACACAAGCGCGGCCATGCCCCGGTTCAACGCCACACCGGCCAGCCCCCCGATGTACAGAGGCTAGTAACCCATGCCCGTTGACGCGCGTATCCCGCTAGGAGTCGAACCGGTCAAGATGCCGGATTTCGCGCAGCTTGCTGTGCAGCGCGCCTCGGTCATGAACAACATGGCCGAGATGGCCGCGAAGCAGCGCGCGCTCAACGAGCAGAACACGCTCGCGCAGATTGTGCAGTCGCCCGGCTACGACCCGACCAACCCCGAGTGGCGTAAGAAGACCGCCACGATGGCCCCGAACCTCGGCAGCACGTTCCTGAAAGCCCAAGACGACGCGGCCGCGGCGCAGGCCGACGCGCAGGCGAAGGCGTTCGCGCAGAAAGAGGCGCAGACAAAGTCTGCGTTGATGGAGTTGTTTCAGTACAGTGACTTTGAGAGTGCTGAAGCCGCGCTCGACGCCAAGGTGGCGTCAGGTCAGTTGCAGCAGGCGCAGGCCGACGCAGCCAAGGCTCGTATGCGGGGTTCGCCGGACTACCAAACGTTCGCGTTCAACCACGCGCGCAGTATGTTGACCCCGGAACAGCTGACGGAAGTCACGCGTACGACACAAGAGCTTGGCGACCGTAGGATTGTCACGGCGACGCCGACGCGCGCGCCGGTCGGCACCGCGCCGGTCACGGAAGCGATCTTCGACATGGGCATTTCGCCGGATCAGGCCGCGGACAACGCGCGCGCCGCGGCCAGCGAGCGCCAGCAGTCGACGCGTCCCCTGACAGCCACTAACATGGCTGGTGACTTCATGGTTATGAACCCGAACATCCTGAACGACCCGCGCATGAACCCGACCGGCGCGTCGTCGATTGTCATACCGGGTGCAGGCAAGCCGTCGGGCGGGTTTGAAAGAGCCCAAGCCGCGCGCGGCGAATCTTACTCGCAGATTGCGGCTGCACTGCCGGTACTCGACGAGCTTCTGAAGCCGGGCAGCAACGTCGACAAAGCGGGTGGCGGCGTTCCGACCTTCCTGATGACGAACCTCGCCCGCGCGTTTGGCCAGACGACCGACGAAATGAAAGCCCAAGCGAAGCTGGGGCCGGAAGGCTATGTGCTCCTGCAGCAAGTGCCGCGCTTTGAAGGTCCGCAGTCAGACAAAGACACTGCGGCGTACAAAGACGCGGCCGGTAAGCTCACCAACGAGTTCTCGACCGCAGGCGAAAAGCGCGCGGCGCTGGAAGCCATCAAGGCGATCTTGCTCCGCAACAAAGCGTACCTTGACGCTAACCCGCAAGTCGGCGCGGCCAAGACTGGCGGCGGCGGCGCGACCAGCGGCGCGATTAACTGGACGGATATGCAGTAATGGACATCCGGCTACCCGACGGAACTATTCTTCGCGGCGTACCTGACGGTACGACGAAAGAACAGATTCGCGAGAAGCTGAAGGCCAATGGCTACGACGTCAGCAAGCTGGACGCAGCGCCTAAGCCGCAGCAAGACGCGATGGTTCCTGCCGACCAGCGCCAGAGCGGCTACCGCGCCACGCTTGGAGTGCCCGAGAAAGGGCCGACGGCCGCGGGCGTCGCTGACGCCGTGACGCGCGGAATTGCGCCGTACGCTATAGCTGCGGGCGCTGGCGCTGGCGCAGGCTCTGTCGTGCCGGGCGTCGGCACGCTGGCGGGCGCAGGCGCGGGTGTCACCGCGCTGGCGCTGACCGACGCGGCGTCGGGTATCTGGAACAACACGGCTGTGCCGTTCCTCGGCGCGCCGCAGATGACTGGCGGCTCTGACGCGATCCGCAACATGACCGACGCTACCGGCGTCACCAAGCCGCTCGCCGACGACCCCAACGCGCGCATCGCCTACCAGATGGCCAACATGGGCGCTAGCTCGATGGGCTTCGGCAACGTCGTAAACATGGGCGGGCAGCTGCTCTCCCGCGCGCCCGGCCCCATCGGCGCAATCGGTAACTTCTTTGCCAAGCCGATCACCGCCACGTCGGCCACCGCAGGCGGGGTCGGCGGCGGCGCGGCGTCTCAGGTCGCAGCCGAGATGGGCGCGCCTCCGCTCGTCCAGATGGGCGCAGGCATGGTCGGCAGCATGGCGGCAGGCCAGTTCGGCGCGGGCGGTCCCAAGCCCGCTACGCCCGCTCCGTCAGGCGCTGCGCTCAAGGCTCGGGAAAATGCAGCGTACGACGCAGCCCACGCGCAGGGCGTCGAGTGGACGCCGGTCGAAACTCAGAACATGATCAACCGCGCGGTGCAGCAAGCCGTCGGCGGCACCAACAACACGCGCTCGATGCCTACCGCGGCCGTCTCGGCTCCGGTGCGGGACGTGCTGCGCAGGATGAGCGCCGAGGCGGCGGCTAACGGCCGTCTGGACAGCAAGAACCTCGACTTCTTCCGGCGCGAGCTTGGCCAAGCGGCGGCGACGCTCGGCGGTGCGGAACAGGCCGTGGCGCTGCGTATCCGCGAGGCGCTGGACACGTTCACGGCGCAGCCGGACAACACCATCAACGCGCTGCGCGGCAACGTGGCTTCCGCGCGTACGGCGGCGCAACAGGCCGAAGCCGCAGCCACCGCCGCGCGCGGCACGCCGGGCGAAGCCGCCGCGCGCCAAGCGGCCGACGCCGCCCGCGTCCGGTACGAGCAGCGCCAAGCCGCCATGCACTCGCAAGACCCCGACATGGCCCCCGCCGTGCAGGCGCGCGACCAAGCTGCCGCCCGGGCGCAGGCGGCCGAGACGCGCGCGATGGACACCGACGCGACTTACAACCGCATGGCTGCGGAGCAGGTTGACCTTGAGGAAGCGGCCATCGCCGCCGAGGCGGCGTACGAAGCCGCCGTAGCCAAGTACGGCGCTACATCTAACGTGGCCCCGTTCAACAAGGCGCGCGCGACTTTTCAGAAAGCCACTGACGTCGCGAACAAGAACGCCCCCAACGTCGACCGCGCGAAGGCCGCAGCCGACCGCGCGCAGAACGTCCTTGACCGGCTTCAACGTACGCGGGCCGCGGCCGACCGCGCTGTGCAGGATCGCGAGGGCGCGCTGGCGTCTGTTGACGACGCCGCGGCGCGCGTCGACGCGCGCAACAGCGCGCTAGCCGAGGGCCGCTCGACGGTCCCCAACCGCGTTCGTACGGAAGCGTTTGAAGAGATGCCCGAGGCGGCGCGCACGGCGTCAGGCAACAGCGGCGACCGCGCGCGGGCGCTGCGCGACCAAGTCAGGTCTTTCATTCGCAGCAACGGCGGGCGCGAGTTCGAACAACTGCCGGAAGAGACGCGCCGTCAGCTGCAGCGGTTCGTCAATGGCGGCGGCGTCACTCAGCGCATCATGGACACGTTCGGGCGTCTCGCGCCGGGCACCAACGAGCGCAACACGGCGGGCAACATCATCTGGGGTCTTGGCGGCGCGGCGGGCCTTGCGAGCGGCGGCATGGCAGGTCTTGCGATCCCGGCCGGTCAGCTGGCCGTCGGCATGTCGACGCGCGGCATCGGCAACGCGATGGCCTCGGCGCAGTTTAACAGGCTCCGCGACATGGTCGCGCGTGGCGACGCGGTGCTGCCGCGCCAGCCGGGCCAAGCAGGTAACCGTGCGGTCAACTACATGCTCAACGTTGCCGCCCAGCCGGACATACGCCAATGAGTGAAGCTACCGAAGAAGCCGCCGCAGCCGCGGAGTCCAAGCGTACGATAGAAAGGCACTTCCAGAGCATAGCTCTGACGATCCTCACTGGAGTGACCGCGTGGTTCGGCCTGACAGTGCAAGACAGCACGGTCAAGCTGGCCACCCTGACTGAGCGTTTGTCAGGATTAGAGAGACAAATTTCTGACAGCCGGGAGCAAGTTTATACGTCCCGGGACGCGCAGAAGGATTTGGACCTGCGCGACTCGGTGATGCAGAACCTCGCCGCCCGGGTGCTTGCGCTTGAAAGCGCCAAGCGGAAATGATAGCGTACGATCTTCCCTGCATGGAGTTTGCAAATGCCTCTCACTAACGAACAGCTGGCCGGTATCGTCCGCGCCGTTCTCGCCGCGGCCGGTGGCGGCGCGATCTTCAGCGCCGACGTCCTGACGTCCGTGGCTGGCGCGCTCGTGACGCTCGGCGTCGCGGTCTGGTCCTACTTCTCCAACAAGAAAAAGAAGCCGGTAGCGTAATGTGGACGTTCCTGTCGAACCTCATTGCGATCATCGCCAACGCGTTCAAGCTGTGGCACGATGAGCAACTGCGCAATGAGGGTCGGCAGGAAGTCGTCAAGAAAGCCGAGGAAGATGCAAAAGCAACCGAGTCTGTGGCGTCCGCTGCTGCCAGCGATCCTGCTGTTATCGAGCGCGTGCGCTCTCGTTGGGATCGAGCCCGTACCCGTCGCACCCCCGAAAGCTGACTTCTGCACGCTGTATGAGCCTGTGTCGTACGACAGCGAGCTAGACACGCCAGAGACCGTCGCTCAAGTCGAGCCGCTCAACGCGAAGTGGCTGGCGGTGTGTGAGCCTAGCTCCACGCCAGAATAGCGAGCGCGACCAGCGCCGCGTTGATGGTCAGCATACCGGCAAAAAACACCACCCACTCTCTCCTGCTCATAGCTCTAGCTCCCTGAGATACGCCGCCCGCTCACGCTGGGTGCGCAGGATACAGTACCTTTGATGTAGGCGGATCACGATGTGCCGCCGTTTCAAGCCATCCAGTTCCATGAACAGGAGCCGCTTCACTTGGAGTTCCGTGAGCTTGTTAAGCTCACGGCCCATCCATCGCCAGTGTATTTGTTTCATCCGCGTAGCTCTTTCACGGCGGCGTCCGATACGCCGCGTTTCTCTTGCAGGGCAGTCCAGATACGCTCGTCGATAGTCCCTTCCGTCAGGAGCGCGTAGACCCAGACGTCGTGTTTTTGGCCGGACCTGTGCAGTCGTCCGATGGTTTGCTCGTAGAGTTCCAGCGACCACGGGAGGGACAGGAAAACCAGTGTACAGCCGCCAAACTGAAGGTTGAGTCCGTGCCCGGCTGATTTGGGATGAAGTGCAAGTAGCTCAACGGAACCTTCGTTCCACCGTCGTACGACATCTGTGTTGTCCATTGTCTCAATGTGGGGGTACATACGCTTGAGTTCGGCGAGTTCTTCCTTGTAGTTGTACACGATGATCGTGTTGGCCCGCTGGTTCTCATCCAAGAGTTCCTGCAGCCGCTCAAACTTGTGCTTGCTGTGCCAGACCGCCCCACCGTTAGCGTCGTAGTACGCGAAGCCCGACGCCATCTGGGTCAGCTTCTGCGACGCCGCCGCGGCGTTGACGGCCGTGATGTCCCGCCCTGCAAACTCCGTGACGTAGTGCTTCTTCATGGCGTTGTACGGCTTGCGGTCGGGCAGCACGCATGGCAGGGGCACTGTGTGCAACTCAGGGAGCGTGTCGGCGTAGTCTTTGTTCTCCAGCAGGTACGTGGCTGGCTTGATCTTCTGCATGACTGCCTCAAGCGCCCCCGGCCGCGGCTCGTACTGGCCCCAGTCGCGGTTGACGACAAGGAAGTGTTGCTGGATGAACGCCCCCTTCGTACGACCGAGAAGCGTCTGGTCGACGATCTTGCACTGGCCAAAGACATCTTCCAGACCGTTCGAAGTGAACGACCCGGTTAGACCCCAGCGCACTGGGATGTGGTCGATCATCTTGAGCAGGTCTTTGAAACGCTTGCCTGACGGGTTCTTCAGCCGGGTAAGCTCGTCGAAGATGACCCCGTCGAAGTCTGTTAAGTCAGGCATGGTCTGTATGTTGTCATAGTTGGTCACGACGGCGTCTGCGTCGTCGCGGTTAAACGCGTAGGCGCGGTTGCGCGGCGTGCCGGTTGCAACAGCAAGCGTAATAGGTAGCTGCCACTTCTGGCACTCTTGATACCAGACTTCGTCGCAAACCCTTTTCGGGGCTAGGACCAGCCACTTTCGTACGTCCTGACGCATCAGCATGGCGGTGAGCGCGATCAGCGTCTTGCCGCCGCCCACTTTGGCTAGGACCATCGCGCGGTCGCGCGACGCCAGATGCATCGCGGCGTCTCTCTGATAGGGGCGCAGTGCGGCGGTCATGGTGTCTCACTCTCGCAGGACCAAACGTCGCTTTGCCGTCGAATGTTAACAGGCCAGCCAGTGTCGTCGGTAAAGCTGCGCTCAATGAACAAGACGCGGTTAGTTGGTTGCGCCGTAAAGCGCCCGTTTCTTAGCGTTACAAACTTGAACTCTTTGCTTTGTTCTGGTTCTGCGCTGTAACCGTCGTTCATCGGGCAGACGGTAAACAGGTACGCGCCCAGATGCTCTTCGCTTTCGCACCGCACACGAGCCTCTAGCCCGTGCAAGTAACTGTAACGTACGACACTAAATTGATCGCCGTAACAGTCCCAGTGTTGAGCCTTCGTGGGTGTCCACGGCTCTGCGCCATCGTGTTGCGCCAACGCATGTAGCGGCAAATCGCGAACGACTGCGCCACACTCCAGCATGACGTGAGCACCCCACGCGCGCCCAGCAAAGGCGCGTAACCCAAACCAGACGCATGGCTCAAACCCAGACGGCTCGCCAGAGCGGACAAAGCTGCTCTCAACAAAACAATAGACGTGCTGGGGAAGGCTTCCAGAACCTGTGCAGAGTGTCACTTCTTCCCACCTTCAACAAGATGCGGCTTGCCGCGCTTGATCTCCCAGCGCCAGACGCGCCCGTCGTCGTGGTGAATTTGGAGCGCAGCCCACGCCTCGCGGCCAAGTTCCGCGTAGTTGCGAGCGTACGCTATAGCTTCGTCGAGCGTCAGCGTGCAAACAAGATTGCCGCTGGCCGTCGAAAGACAGAAAGGGAAGTTCACGGGTTGACCCCCAGCATGAAGATGAAATTGTCGACGGAGTCTTTCGAGTAGAGCACCGCGTTCTTGGCCCCGAGGGCCGTCACGTCGTCGCGAAACTTCTCTTGTAGTTTGGACAGCCGCCCGGTCGGGGCTTTAAGCTCCACGAACCAGATGCGGCCGTCGGGCAGCACTACGACACGGTCGTATACGCCGCGGTTGTTCGTGGAAACAAATTTGTACGCCCGGCCCCCGAGGGCTTCGATGCGCTGCACGAAATAACGTTCTATGTCCTTTTCCATGCGCCTTTATATGCACAGGAACAAATCGCAGGCAAGGCCCCTTGCACAGAAAAGTTGACCGTGCTACCTAGGGGTCTAGGAACAGAAGGGACGGATATGAGCCAACACAGTAAGATCGTCGGTGGCAGCACTGCCAAGCGTGTGATAAACTGCCCCGGCAGCGTGTCACTGGTAGCCAAGATGCCCCCGAAGCCGTCAAGCAGCTACGCCGATGAAGGTACGCTCCTTCATGACACCATCGCGGCGATGCTGACGCTTGATTATCCTGCAGACGTGTTTCTCGGCAAGAGCTACGGCAGCGCCGTACTGACCGAAGACCTGATCACTGACAAGATCGAGCCCGCGCTGGCGCGTCTTGCCGAGGTTGACCCTGACAGGACGCTGGAGTTTGAGGTTGAAGCCTTCGTGGGTTTCGGCGACTTCATCCCCGGCGTGTTCGGCTCTGCCGACATCATCGGCAGGCGCGGCAACACCGCCATCGTGCTCGACTGGAAGTTCGGCAACGGCGTCATGGTCGAAGCCGAGGAAAACGAGCAGCTGATGTTCTACGCGGCCGCAGCGATGCGGACGCCCGCAACACAGTGGGCTTTCGAGGGGATCGACGAAGTCGAGCTTGTGATCATCCAGCCGCCAGCCATGCGGCGCTGGAAGACGACCGTGAAGCGCCTGAAGCGTTTCGAGGCTGAGCTACTCGGCGCGGTGAACCTTTCCACGAAAGCCGCAGCCCCTCTCAAGAGCGGAACATGGTGCCGGTGGTGTTCCGCGTCTCCGACGTGCCCGGCGCAAAACGGCGAAGTCGAACGTACGCTCAAGACGCAGCTCAAGGGCGTCGATGCGAAACTGCTAGGCGAGCTTCTGACGCAGGCTGATCTGCTGGAAGACTGGATCAAGTCGGCGCGTGAGCTTGCCGAACACATGCTCACGTCCAACGTGCCGGTGCCCGGCTACAAGCTGGTCCCCAAGCGCGCGACGCGCTCGTGGGCCAACGAAGGCACGGCAAAAGCCACGCTTCTCGGGATGGGCATCCCCAGCAAAGACCTGACCGAAACCAAGATGAAGTCACCTGCGCAGGTCGAGAAACTCTTGCCCCGCGGCGAGAAACTTCCGGCCGATCTGGTGCAGGCGATATCTTCTGGTAACACTATTGCGCCAGAGAGTGACCCGCGCCCGGCAGTGATGACTGTCGGGAAGTCCCTCGCAGCTGCACTGGGGAAACTATGACCTACAAGAATTTCCTGCTGACGACGGCGAGCAGGACAGTCATCGCTAACGTGACTGCAAAAGCCGTCAAACAACTCTATCAACCCAACAAGAAAGACCAAGCACTATGACCACCGCACTCACCACTTTCGGAAACGCCAAGCTGCCGTCAGTCGCAACGCTGTCGTCGGCGCTCAAGAAGAACGTCGAGAACATCGCCCCCTCGGGCATGGCCATTCTCAAGTTCGACAAGACCGGCGCTTGGGTCTTCGGCGCGAACGCCGACGAGACCGAGGAAGGCTCGCTCTGGGCCGTCAATCCGTATTCGTTCGCTCACGGCTTCATTGCTTGGGGCGACGGCCAGCCGGTCGGCGAAGTCATGGCACCCATGACCGACGACCTGCCGCAAGTCGGCCCGCTCCCCCCGGGCGCTGACGACAAAGGCTGGCAGACGCAGGTCGGCCTTGCCCTGAAGTGCATCTCCGGGCAGGACAAGGGCCTTGAGGTTCGCTTCTCCACGACGTCTGTCGGCGGCAAGCGCGCCGTGCAGGCTCTCGGCATCGCTATCGCCGAGCAGATCGACAAGGACCAGACCAACCCGGTCGCTGTCGTGACGCTGGAAGGCTCCAGCTACAAACACTCGTCGTACGGCAAAGTCCATACGCCCGAGTTCGCCATCGTCAAGTTCGTTTCGCTTGACGGTGCTGACGACGTGCAGGTCGCTGCCCCGGCCCCCGCCCCCGAGCCGGAGAAGACCACACGCCGCCGTCGCGCCTAACAGCGTGACGTAAACTGGATGGCGGCGGGGTTAAAATCCTGCCGCCATTTTTTTCTCTACTGGGGATCAAACATGCAAACACTCTGGATTGACATTGAGACGCGTTCGCAGTGCGACCTGAAGGTCCGCGGCGTCTACAACTACGCGAAAGACAAAAGCACTCAGGTTCTGTGTATCGCCTACGCGTTCGACGACGAGGACGTGAAAGTCTGGACGCCGGGCAACAAGCTGCCGACGCAGGTGCTGCAGCACAAGGGCCAGATACGCGCCCACAACGCCGCGTTCGAACGTCTGGTGCTGACGGTGTGGGGGTGCCCGTGGAAGTTGGAGCAGTTCTACTGCACGGCGGCCCAAGCCCGCGCCAACTGCGCGCCCGGCTCACTGGAAGACGTGGCGCGGTTCTCTGGCACTGACATGCGCAAGGACCATCGCGGCTCCATGCTGGTCCGCAAGCTGTGTATTCCTGACAAGAGCGGCGCGTTCAACGACGACCCGCTGCTGATGGCAGAGCTTTACGAGTACTGCGCTCAGGACGTTCGTACGATGCGCGAGGCGTCGCAAGCCATGCGCGAGTTGAGCCCACTTGAGTTGAGCGAGTATCACACCAACGAGCGGATCAACGACCGCGGCATCAAGCTGGATGTCGACCTGTGCCGCGCGGCCATGAAGTATGCGGCCGCGGAGCTTGCCGAGGTTCAGACGCTCGCGGCCGACATCACGCGTGGCGAGGTGCTGACGCTCAGGAGCCCCAAGCTGCGCGAGTGGGTCTGGCGCAACGTGGGTGAAGTGGCCCATGACCTGATGATGAAAGACGGCAAGGTGTCGCTGGACAAGACCGTACGGCGTAACTTGCTGGCGCTGGCAGAGGAAAGCAACAATGAAGTCCCCCCTGAAGTGGCTGACGTTATTCAA